CCCGCTAATAAGCAGGTTTCAACTAATTCTTCGGGGAACACAGCGAAGTGTGCGCCCTTGAAGGGTTTAGGTCTGATACTCCATACACTACGCTTATTTCTTTTACCGTCATATACTTTGTATTCGGGAGGTCTTGCGTTGACACCCTTTTGAGTTTGTCTTTCTTCGCTACCTTTTGCCGCCTTAGTCCCCGCTTTTATCACACCATCTTCTTTTATTGCTTCATTATCAAAGTAGTATTTGCTGTTCTTAGTTAATAAGAACACATATTCGTGTGATTTAGTGCATCTATCCTTGACAGATTCGGGCATACAGTTTGGTTTACTCCAAATAATATCTTGTCTTAACCACCAACCATCAGCCTGTAAAGCAAGTGCTACTCGCCAAGGAATACCTACTAAGTCTTTAGATTTAAGTCCTTCTTGACTCCTTCTATTAGGTGGTGTGCCTTCTTTTATGTAACTCCTTTCATTACCGTTTGCTATGGTCTGTGTGGGCATGTACTCGCACTTTGCTGAAATATAACTATCACCTAGATTCAACCAAAGAGTCCCATCATCACGCAAAACCCTTCTCACTTCTCTGAATATCTCAACCATCTTGTCAACATATTCTTTAGGTGTTCCCTCAAGACCAACTTGACCATCTTCACCATAGTCACGTAGTCCCCAATAAGGAGGACTTGTGATTACACTTTGAACGCTACAGTCATCCATTTTCTTCAAGGACTCAAGACAATCTCCAATTACTATCTCATAATCTTTCATTGAATCACGCTCGCTTGATACACGTAACTAAATAAGTCACCCAAACGAATAATCAATCTCCAACCTTGGTTTTGTTTTGTGAAGTCGAAGAAGTTTAAAGTAACTACTCCTTCATAGTGCTTGAATACATTCTCAAGGCCTCCCTCAAACTCAACATCTAGGTTGAAATTCCACCCACTTGAAGTCCTTATATCAACATCTGTTGTGGTTTTACCTAATAACTCATCACCAACACTTATACTAAGATACTTAAATATGTTCTTTTTGAAAGTATATCTATTTAGTTTCTGACCATTTACATTGTTACACCGCAACGCCTCAAACATATCATTAGACTCAACAGTGAACCAAACACTAGGGTCTTTTACAGTGCCATCTTTTAACACATAACCTGCTGTTACATCTCTACCTGCTATTGAGATTTTAGCACCCAACTCACTAGACTTCTTATCCCAAGTAGTGATGGTTTCATTAGAGTGAGGGAATGCTTTTGCATTTAGCCCACCTGCTAAGGTAGTTTGTTTTTTAGGTGACTTAATCTTAAGTTTATCATCACTATATGTTAGTGTTAATTTAGTTCCATGATATACTAATACACCTAATACTCTAGGTATGTCACATATAGGTATTTTAATTGGTGTTTTAGTTTCGTTACTAGCATTTACTGTAAACTTAGATAAGGATGTTCTACCATCACGCACTAGACATTCAGTGTAGACCACGCTAAGTTTTTGGTGAAGCATACAAGAGTCAACTTGATTGACTACCTTACCATTTACAAACTGAGGTCTTTGTGTTAATTCTAATAATCTCTTAAGAGCAACATTTGAAATCTCAATCTTTTCTTCTGACATTCCTTAGACCCTCCTTAAAGTCATTAGTTACCTTTTCTTTTTCTTCCTCTGTAAAGTCTATGTCAATACTATAGTCAGAGTTACTAAGTAAATATAACGTAAACACAAACACAATACCAATAAACAATACCCCATATATCAAATTGTTCATTCAGATTCCTCCAAAGTGGATTGGTATTCATCAACAGGTCTTGAGGGTGATTTTGGGATAGTAAACATCATACCAACAGCCTCACCTTTTAATTCAGCAACAGCCTCTTGTAGTTCACGAATCATACCTGTAAGGTTCTTTGCTTGACTAGCCAATAGTGTTTCAAAGTCATCTTCCAATGCTCTTATCCTTAGTTCTAGGTCTAGTAGTCTAGTATCTTTACCAACACCATTTACTTTAATCATTTTTCAGCACCCCATTTTAACATAGGTAGTCCTTTCCAAACTACTTTACTATCAGATACACTCAATACTTCATGTGTAGTGCCTACATACTCCATATTCCTACCTTTCATTTCTTCTATGTTAGCACGAACAACCCATTGGTCATCAGCCAATTTGTTATCTTTCTTGACACCTGCACCATCATCTCCTTTCTTAGAGTATCTTGTAAGGAATATTTGCTGTGAGAAGTATCTCATAGTTCCTTTCTCCCATTCTGGCCTTTCTCCAATTTTCATTAGAACTTTACCACCGTTACCGTTGTCAACGTAATTAGATACATCTTTTAAGTGGAATGTAAATCCAGCACAAGGTATAGGTAAACCATGCACTCTACTGATAACATCCCTAAACAATTGATTTCTAGTTCTCCACTCTTTCTGATTGAATGAATCACCTTCTTCTTTGATTACTCCACGTCTTAGTAAAACTCCTGTCATAGCGTGTTCACACCACTTTAAAAATGTAGAACAACCATCAATAATGATTGCGCCATGTGCATCTGGATTTGCATTTACTTCCTCAGCATAAAGATTGATATAATAATTCATCTTGTCAACCAAAGCAACATAATTGATTGTATTGTCTTCATTAAAGATAGACTCATCAAATTCATCATGTAATGGTAGAACTTGTATGTTAAGGTCGGGATAGATATGGTCTATCGTAGCCTTAGCACTATTATCTACATCAATAATTGTGATTTGTTTTTTTGTTGCATCTTTACCATGTAAATCAACAAGAGCGTTTTTGAACATATCCACAAGTAATCCTGTCTTAGCAGTATTCTCTTTACCTACTGCTGATACTCTTAGTGGTACGCTTTGCGCTCTCCTGTTCTGAAATAGATTTCTGTAGTAATCAGTATCATACTTCTTACTAGGAACATCCTCCTTTTTAGCCGTTTGTGTATTTCCCCAACTCATATTTATCACTATGTCCTTATTGTATATAAAGTTTATTTTATTCCTCTTTTTGTAGTGGTATAGCCACATCTGTCATTATCATCAAAGTAGCGATGGATACTGCTGATTCTAAACTACTCATGGTTACTTTAACAGGGTCAATGATGCCCTCTTTGAATAAATCTACACCTATCTGTCCTGTTTTAGCATTTACCTCTTTGAATCCCATAAGACCAACTGCATCAATACCTGCGTTTGCTAGTATTCTTTTGTATGGTTCTGTTATAGCACCCGTTAGTATGCGCTCACCTAGACTATGCATATTCTTCTCATATCCTGTGATACATTCTACAAGACCATAACCTGCACCTTTTACCACACCATCCTCTAGTGCCGCCTTAGTAGCATTGATAGCATCATCAAGCCTTTCTTTCTTTTCTTTGACTTCTATCTCAGTAGCACCACCAACACTAATAGATGCAACACCACCTTCTAATCTAACAATACGTTTTGTTATCTTGTCAATGTCCCACTCATGGTCTGCTTCCTTTTTCAAATCATATAATGATGATATGTGTTTGTTCAACTCATTATCAACATTAGGATTCTTTACTATGACAGTCTTCTTATAATTAGAAGTCACTTTCTTCGCTGAACCTACATCTTCTGCTTTAATTCTTTCAATGGTTTCATCTGCCTCATATCTAAATAATCTAGCACCTGTGACAGCACTAATATCTTCTAACCAAGAGTTCATGTCGCCACCATAAGAAGGTGCTTCTACTAAACATCCTCTCACATTTCCTTGAACAATATTAACAATAGTATTTGTCATAGCGTTGCCTGTAAACTTTCTAGCAATAATAAGTATAGGTCTGTTTTGTTCAGTAGCAATTTTCAATGCGGGAACAACAGAATTAAAGTTAGACAATACTTCATTAGTCAAAACAATAACAGGATTCTCTAACTCACAACTACCTTTAGTGCCATTTACTAACAACGGTGAGGTCATTCCTTTGTGAAACTCAAGACCCTCAAGTATCTCATAGGTAGTTTCTAACCCATGACTTTCCTCAAGAGAAATAACACATTCACTTGGGTTGTCAAACTCTTTGAATATATCTGCTATCATAGAGCCTAAATTTACATCATTGTTTGCCGCAATAGTAGCAACATCTTTCAAGTCAAATTCAGTATTTGCTAAGTTATTAAGACGGTGTTTTATTGCACTGTGAAACTCATCTATCTGTCCTTTGAGTTCTACAGGACAGGCACCATCTTTTAATGCCTCTATACCTAATTGACATAATTTTTGTGCTATGACTAAAGATGTAGTAGTCCCATCACCCGCATTCAGTTGTGCTTGTATTGCTATTTGTTGGGCAAGACTAACACCCATATTTACATAAGGGTCATCATCATGCACAGCCCTAACAATACTTACACCATCATTGAATACTAAAGGGAAGTTGTTTTCACGCTCTAGTATTACAGTGCGAGCCTTTGGCCCAAGAGTTCCTTTGACAGCATCAGCCGCTTTGTTTATTCCTTCA